TTGTCCAGCATCCCCCTTTTCATCAGGTTTGTTGTGTTTTATATCCTCGTCATCATCTAGATTACGAATTTTCTGCTCCATATCTTTTTGCTCTATAGCAGCATTTTTATCTGGTTCACCATCAAACTCTACGGGGTTTTTTTGGTCATCAGTTATTTTTGTTTGGGGGTTTATATCTTCGGAACTCGTTTGTTGTCTAAATTTGATATCATCTTTTTTTAATTCCTTGCCCACCCAATCTACTAAGTTTAAAGTAAATTCAGAATTTTTCTGCATCATTTTTCTTTCTGGCGAGTTACCAGTAATAAAATCTGCTAACCGATGAATACCAGTTCGTTTCTTCTTTGTCTTTTTTCTTTTATCCCTTTCCCCATAGGTTGGGGTAAAAAAACCAGAGTCTGTAGAAACAGCTACTGTTCCGCCCCCATCTCCAAATCCACCACCATCAGCACCACCTTCTTTAGTAAGGCTTTTTTCATATTCTTCATCGTGCCATTTAAATGTAACTTGTTTTTTATCTTGCATCAATTGTGTGGCGTATGCAATGGCTTCTCGTAGTCCATCATCATCATAAGAAAACTTTTTATTATTAACTTGACCTTTTTGAATATTATTCATCTTCTATATTTGTGTCAGTTGGTTCTGTTGCGGTTTTAGTTTTACCTTTTGTTCCTCTTTTAGGAAACTGTGTTGGGTCTGGAAATACAGCTTTCTCAATAGTAGTTACACCACTGGCACTTAAGTCTGCCACATAGTCAACATTATTCTCAGAAAACCACATTTTAGTTAAGTCAGAGCTCAGTTCCTTTATAACAGGACTGGAAAAACCCTTCTCACTTAAAGACTCTACCCAAGACTTAGACAGAGTTAGCTCATTTTTCTTAGCACGAGCTTCAGCATATTCATCAATATCTCTCTCCTCATCTGGAGATTTGTCACTCCAATCTGGAGTTATTCCACCGGTTCTACCTTTGAACTTTCTTTGTGATGGTGGCTTGTAAGCTTTCAACATAGCTTGGATAGGTTCACCTTCTTCACCTTCGTCGCCTTCTGGAACTTCATCACCCCCACCCATCATTGCTTCTTGTTGTTGCTGCATCTGCTCTTCTTGCATTTGCATTTGTTGCTGTTGTTGTTCAAGTTGCATAGCAGCTTGTTCGGCTTGCATCTTAGCAGTTGGGACAGGTTCCCCACTTACAATAAAATCTGCCTCAAAAACATCAACATCTTGTTCTTTTAGTTTTATATCAAACCCCAATTGTGCAAATTGATTTACTATTTGTATTTTTTGTTGAGCATGGGCAATCCTAGTGTTCTCAGCCTTTTCCTCTGGTTGAGGTAGTTGTACTGCATAATCAGTAATGCCAAACGCATCTAGTAATTGTGGGAATACTTTCTCATGTAATAATCTTTGGTCACTCTCAACCACACGACTCATCACTACTAGTTGTTGAGTTTGTTGTGATAAGCCACCAAATGCATCAGGAGCACCCTGCCATGCTGGAGTAACACCCCACATAGCTGAAACACGTTCCCTGATTTCATCTCTAATAGGTAAATATTCCATTTCATTTAGACTATGGAAAAGTCTTACAAGGTCCACTCTACCTCTTTGGTTTCTAGCAGATACTGCAACCATAGGTATGTAGTTAGGGTCCATTCTTGTTTGAGCCGCAATGTGTTCTCTTTCTCTACGTAATGACTCTGGGTCATCAGTAGTTACCATTAACATACTGGCTGGCATTTTTCTTTCAAAGAAATATCTATATAAGTTTTTATCCATACCTACTAAGGTCAAAGCCTTTTCAAATATTGTAAGTATTGGTGACCATCCATATGTTTCAGATGGTGAGAATTTTGAAAGATGTATAATTTCTTCATCAGAGAAATACATATGAGCACTTCTGTGATAATACTTATACATTGCTGGCACAAGTGTTACATTACAATCTTCTTTAGCACATGTCCCACTGTCTTCTTGTACCATTTCTCTATGGATTGGACAGAGATAATGAGAGTTTTTAGGGAGTCCTGCTGAATCTAAATCAAATTCTACAAGAGCTGGGTTCAATCTTCTAATTTCTTGAAGTCTAGAAGAAACTGTACCATCCCCAGTGTCTTTATACTCTTTGGCTAAATATAAGAATCCGTCATCTAATGTATTTACATCAAAATGGAATTGTCTTAAAACCTCTTCCATACTCTGGTCAAATACATTACAGTCCTTTAACCATCTAGTTAATCTTTTTTTCTGTTCAGGGTCCGGGTTGTCCGCTGTTGGGACAATTGTTATGCCTCTTCTAAAGACCTCCCCAGTAATATGGGAAACAGGTCCTCGGATTTCTTCTACAGAATATGCAACAGTTTGAAGGTCTTGTACTAATTGTTGGCGGTAAGCCATTTGATGTCTTACCCAAGTATTTACTATTTGGTCAAGACCAACTGTAGGTGCTTTACCAGTATCTCCCTGAGATTTCATAACATCCAATAAACTAATTTGTTTATTTAAATCCGCCATCTGCTGTTGCATGTGGGGGACTTGAGGTAGATATTCAGATAATTTCATTATTAATCCCTGCTTAGTTTAGTCATATCCTGCATGGATACTAACTTTAATATATTGTCCATCGCTTTCTCTTTTAGTTGGTAGTCTTCTGAATGTTCAACATCTCGAATAACTTCAGATTTTTGTTCCTTCAACTTTAATATTTCCTCATTCAAGGTTTGGATTTCTTGGTCTCTATCTAATATTATGGCTTCAAGTTCAGCCTCACCAGTACCAAAAGTAGCATTTTCAAGTACTCCCAGACTACCGGCTTCTTTTATTAGGGCTATAAATTGCCCCTCACTAAGAGTAGCTACTGCGGGACTATCATCAGGAATATCATCCTCAGCACTCAGCATTTTTAAATCAGCGTGCCAAGTATCTAATATTCTCCATGTCCCCTTATCATCCTTAGTTGCTATATACTGCTGACCAGAGTCAGATAACATATTTCCTATTTCTCCGTTTACCATTTTTCTCTCCTAAAATCTTCTCTATTTATATTATACTAGATTTTTCGTATTTACTTACGCAATCTTGCAAGCACTCCACCCACAAGACTTACAAGTCTCACATCCAGACTCAAATACTATGTTTGGATTGTCACAACAATCGTAGTTTTCAGCTTCGGATATTACCTGTTCTTCTAGTTCAAAACCATCAAGTTGTAACTGCTCAGATTTATTTTCAGAATTACCTTTTACAAGAACTTCTTTGTCCCTACTACCAGCTCTGTAGACAGTTATACCCTTACATCCTTCTTGCCATGCTAACATATAAGCCTTTTCTACATCTTCTATTGTAGCAGAATTATCAAAGTTTATTGTTTTAGATATACCGGAATCACAGTGTGCTTGAAAAGCTGACTGCATAAGAACATGGTCTTCCGGAGAAATCTCGGGAGCAGTAGCATATACTGCCTTAGCCCAATCCGGTACCTGCGGAGCAGTGGCTAAAGAACCACCCTCTGCTAAGTAATCCATCAAATCTTCTGAATAGAACCCATGTTTTTTAGCGTCTGCTTCAAAATACTTGTTCACATAGTTTAATGTTTTTCCTTCTAATATGTTTTGTTTTTTCCAAGCTAATGCAAATGTAGGTTCAATACCACTAGATGTGTCAGCTATCATTGATATTGTTCCTGTTGGAGCAACTGTTAGTCTGCAATGATTTCTAAACATCTGACTTGCTTCTTTGTTAAAAGGAACATTATAAGTGCTATTATCCCAAGCAGGGAAAACTCCTCGCTTATTTGCTAACTCTTGTGATTTTTCGTCAGCTATCTCACGAACCTTCTTCATCAAACCCCCGCCCACATCTCGAGCTAATTTTGACCCATAGGGGATTTGCATTTGTATTAGTAAATCAGCAAAGCCCATAACGCCTAAACCTATCTTTCGTGTAGCTTTAGTCATTTGTTCAATTTCTGGGGTAGCATATTTATTAGCATCGATTACATTATCTAAAAAATGAACAGATGTTCTTATAACATGGTCTAGTCTGTCCCAATCTATTTTTTCTTTCCAGCCATGAGTGAGCCCCTCAGACTTCTTGTAAAAAGTAGCTAAGTTTATAGACCCTAAATTACAAGACTCGTTTCCTAATAAAGGTTGTTCACCACATGGGTTTGTTGCAATCATGTCACCATATTGTTCTTTTACATGATTGTCTTTATTTACTTGGTCGAGAAATATCATTCCGGGTTCACCGTTTTTCCATGCCCCCTCAACAATCTTATTCAATACGTCTCGTGCTGATAAGCTACCAGCAATAGAATTATCATGTGGATTAATTAAATTATACTTCATGTCATTCTTAGCGAGTTGCATAAAATTAGAATCTACTCCTACAGATATGTTGAAATTGTGAATGTCCCCTTCTGTAGATTTACATTTGATAAACTCTAGAATATCTGGGTGATATATAGACATTACAGCCATATTAGCTCCATCTCTTTTACCACCTTGGGTTATCATAGATGACACTCTAGACAATGTTTTAAGTACTTCTATTGGACCACAGGCAATACCATGTGTAGACTGAATCTTTGCTCCTCGAGGTCGAAGCTTTGAAAGGGAAAATCCTGTTCCTCCTCCGAATTTTTGTACCATTGCCGCATCGTGCGAAGCTTTCATTATTCCTTCCATGCTATCTTCTAAAGGTAGCACAAAGCATGCAGATAAAGTTCCTTGCTCTGTTCCAGCATTCATTAGTGTTGGTGAGTTAGGGACAAACTCTAGGTGCTTCATTACTGAAAAAAAGTCTTTTTCTGTTAAGGAAGCCTCAACCGGTAGATGGAGATAATCAGAATCAATTGATGCTACTGCTTTAGCAACACGTCTAAATAATTCTGTAGGGGATTCAACTATTTCTGAATCCTTATTTTTCAATAAATACCTATGTTCCAATATCACTTTGGCTTGGTCTGATAAATTTACTTCTTCTAATGCTTCGGGTTGTGTTATATCGGTTGTCATGGAACTAAGGTCCTCCTTCTAATTTATTTTTTATTTCTTATTTTCTGTGTCCGCAATAAAGGCAAAGACCTCTTTCTGGAACCCAAAAAGAAGGACTACACACCATCTCTTTACACTGAGGATTGGGTGCCAAAGCTGCTTTCTCAGATGGATTAACTGGTTCCATCTGCAAGGGATTTAAAGAAGACAATTTCTTCTGTTGGTCTTCTGTAAGTCCTTTCATCTCATCCTGCATCACTTTACGACTTTCCGGGGTTTCTCCCGGACTAATGGCATTAAACCAATCAGTCGCACTCCCTAAGTCTACAAACTTATATGCTGTGTCATGTGCTGCTTGTAGAGCCATGGCAATTGAAAAAAAAGCATCACCATGACCCATTGGTGTGTCGGGTGCTTTTAAATCATTGCTCACAGACAGGATGTGTTGCTTCTGTCGCTCATCCTTTATTAGTTTTAATATACCAGAATGAACAAATTTTTCAAAGACTCCAGCCATAGTATTTTTACTTTTTCTTGTGAAATTCATAGGTCTCCAGCGAGCGTCTAAACCACGGTCTTCTAGCTCCCCCCGAGTGTTATCAATATAGCCCCCATCTAAATCAAAGTTATCAGCAACTTCATTTAAAAATTCTATTTGGTCGGAGTAACTCCACCCGTCTAAAAAGGACGAATGTATTTGATGTAACTCCTCACC